AAAGCTTTAGCCGTGCGTTTCTTTTGAAGTAGAAACGCAAAGAACTTCGAGATTACATTCGCAGGAAACTCTTATCGACTGTAGAGTCTCCCCATTGTAACTTAAATTGGCCGGTTTTATAGCATTCCAGCAATGCTTTGCGCGTAAACGTCTGTGGAAGACGCCCAAGTTGGCGGTATACGGCGCTTGAGAGTTTGTCAACATATTGGAAAGTTTCTTCGTCGTGTAATGCCAATTCTCGAATTGCGGTTTGGACGTTGTCTATGGTTGCTCGTGCTATATCATCTCCACGCACCCAATTGCACATCTCCAACACAACACCTAATTCCAAAGGCGCCACGTGCCTACCTAAGTAGGGCTCGTAACGAAAATGGCGTTTGAGGTATTTTATGTCATTGATGTCCACATAAGGTTGCAGATTTCCAGTCTTCTCAGCATCAGTGTAAGTTAGTCCCACTTGGGCATACCCGCGTTGTAAAGCGAAGGAATCCAAATTGGTTCCAGGTCTCACATTGATGTTGACGTCATCGCCATAGCATACCATAGAGCAATAATCTTCAAAGCATTGAGGTGGCAAATTGGTTTCTTTGGAAAAAGCATATCGCGTAGCTAGTTTAACTGCCAGACAATTGATAATAGTTGTCGCGGCATTCCCTGACGGTTGCGAATGTGCCCATACATACAAGGTGTCATGTAGTAAGTGGACGGAATTCACAATATCAAGCCATAAAACATAGCGAACGATTTCGTGTTGAGTTTCACCATTGAGCAAGTACCAGTTGTTAATTACGTCGTAGACGGCCCATAGTAAATCAGCAGAAAGGCTTCCGTCGAAGTTCGAGAAATCACCGCTGGTCAAATTCTTCCCGAAATGAGTCAGTTTCACGTAGGTTTTCTCCCAATCAAAGGAATATGGATCAGTTCCCACACTAATTTCATTGTGAATACGATTATCCATAGCGTTCGCAACGAATGCTAGGAAATGTCTTCTAAACAAAATGTTGTAATCTACTGGTCCACATGCGAATGATCGAGTCTTACCTGCGATAACTTTCTCTATCGGGCGTCTTTCGTCCTTAAGTGTATCGACCCAAACGGTCAACACTCTGCGTCCCTGAAGAGCTTCATTCTCACGAAATTGTACAGCCTGGCGCATTGACTCTGCAACATACTTGTCTTCGTCTTTTCCCAACCAATCTTGCTTTCCGGGTTGTTTCGCGTACAAAACCCAAGGATACCCTGCAGACGATTGTCGATCTAAACAACGAACCCGGTCATCTCCATCAATGCCAAGAGCAGCTTCAGTTATGCTGTAAAGCAACGGGCCAGTCCATTTCTGTGAAACGGAAGGGGCCACAGCTTGTACACATTCGTGAAGCAAATCATGGTCAATTAATGGAGTTTTTCCGGCGTTCTTGGAGAGAGCGAGCAGCATCGGATTTACAGGCATTCCCTGAACTTTCATCGGTTTTAAAGCGGAAGGCATCGTGGTCGGTACTGAAACTTGTCCATGTATCGATGAGGGTCGCAGCTTTGTCCCAGATGGTGATCCTAGGGGTGAAGTCGTTGCTAGAGGGTAAAATTGACCCTCAATTGGAGTTGTTACATCTTCGGTTGTGACATTCCAGCACACTTGCGCTTGAACAGGAAATTTGTCCAGTCCAGTTTTGAGCAGTTCGTATGTGATACTAGTGCTATATGCAGTGCCAGGTGCCACAGCTCCAGCTACGTGTATACCAATCAATTTACCGGTAAGTGAAGGTGCGTGGGCCACTAAAGGCGCTCCGCAATCACCAGGTTTTGTTTCGGCAGAATATTGATAGTAGTCACGAATCCAGATTTCTTCGTCCTTGTGTTGGTACCTAAATTCGTCCAAATGATGTTCGGGTTTAGCGTAGGATTCCAAACGAGTAAGGATCATGTCCCGGTGAGTCAAAAGCGTTACCTTGAAAGTTTCGTATTTGGTTTGATCTTTCGCTTGGATAAAGTGCTTATGAATGTCAGGCATAACCATCATCGTTCTGGGGAAACACACGAGGACTAAATCTTTAGGTTCGTCATCAGGAGTTTTTAAGTCAACCGTTAGCAGTTCATTTTTCGGGAAGTCATAGGTCAAAGTATTATTCTTCAAGGAAGTAATATTCACTATATCGCCCATAGACTCGTAAACGTGTCGGACCATAAGGAAAATTCTACCCTTGACGAACACACCAAGACCG